AGGGCGGGGGATGAAGGGGCTGGCGCCGACCAGTGCGCCGATGGCGACGGGGGCGGGAAGGTGGTAGCTGCCGATAACGATGACGGCGGTGTTGATAACGGCGGTTTGTTTGTCCTGCATGGTTCAGTCCCAGAGGTTGAGGGTGCGGATAATGGGCGTTTCTTCCTGCGGCGCGGGCAGGCGGATGTTGATGCCTGCGGGAAGGACGGCGGGCTGTGCGGACAGTCCGGGGTTGGCGGCCAGGATGCGTTCGACCTGGCCGCGCGATGTGCCGTAGTAGCGCCAGGCGATGGCGGACAGGGTGTCTCCTGCGGTGCTGGTAACGGTGTCGGCGCGGGTGTGCATTTTCAGACGGCCTTTATTGTCAGACGAGTTCGCAGTCGATGCGGGCGCGGCCGAGCAGGTCGGCGACGGCATGATGGCCGTCGCGCCGGTATTGTTCGGCCTGCTCTTGTTTGGCATCGGCACGGGAGGCGGTTTTTCCGGCGGCGTCGTAGTCGGCGTAGTGTTCGAGCAGGGCGGCTTTGGTGTAGCAGTAAACGGCGCGGCGGTAGCGCCACTCGGCGCGGCTTTGGCCGTTAATCGTCACGCTGTCGGTGGCGGCGAGTGTGCCGCCTGGGGCTTCGAGCGCGGCGCATTGTCCGTTGACGTAGGCGACAGCTTCGACGGCGGCAAAGTGCAGGCGTTCGGGGGTGACGGTGTTGTCGATGCGGACGGCCTCGCGCAGTTGCTGCAGGTCGATCACCGGCCAGAACGCGCCCGATTCGACGGTGCGCAGCTTGTCGGGTTGTTTCGCTGTCGGGGCGGTGGGGAAAACGAGTTCGGGCATGGCGCGCTTTCATGAGGGTATGGCGCGGACGGCGGCACGGGCGGAAGGTGTGAAAGGATAAGCACCTGCCGACAGGCCGCCGCCTGCCATACGGGGGAGGAAGAAGGTCAGGTTTTTTCGAGTTCGGCTATGCGTTTTTTGACGCTGATTTTCGGGTTGTACTGCAGGGCGAGGCGGTAGAGGCGCAGGGCTTCGGTGCTGTCGCGCTCTTCGATTTGTTCGGCAACGGCGCGCAAGACTTTTGCGCGGATGTTGTCGTTGATGTTGTAGCGGTGCAGGCCGTCGTCGCGCTTGTCCGTCACCCAGCCGGTAAGGACGTCCAATGTGGCTTCGGAGGCGGGATGTCCGCGCATGATTTGTTCGGCGTACTCTTCGGGGACGAGTTCGGCCATGTCGCGCTGGAACTCGTCGGCGGTTTCGATGTTGTTGTCCATGGCGAACTGCGCCAGAGGCAGGGCGGCGTCGAGTTGGCCGCAATCGAGCTGCCAGATGAGGACGGTGGGGATGATTTTGTCGCCTTGGGCGGGGGTGTCGCCGCTGAGGACGCCGTCCACCCATGCCTGATACTGCGGCAGGAGGTCGGCTTTGACGGCTGCTTTGTCTTCCATGCCGTTGATGGCTTTGACAGTAGCTTTGTCGGCACGCAGGCGGACGAGCAACTGTTGGTAGGCGGTGAGTTCGGCGAGGCTGTCGGCTTCGGCGGCGGCATGGGCGGTTTCGCTTTGGAAATGGGCGCGGGCGTAGCTCATGGTTCGGTCTCTTTGGCACTGGGCGCGGCAATGCCGCACCACGGAAAAAAATGGGGCGGCATTGGATGCCGCCCTGCGGCTTAGTCGGCGGCTTTGAGGTTTTCCACCAGGGCGGCCGCACCGTACTCTTCGATGTTGAAGTCGATGTTTTTGGAGAGGTAGCTCTCGATTTGGTCTTTCTTCGGATTGTCGATGAGGGTGCGGCGCTCCGCTCCGGTCTGATAGTAGATGGAGAGGTTTTTCAGCGGGGTAATGAGGAGGGTGTCCTGCGGCATGTGCGGCACATAGACGACGGGCAGGCCGCCGAGGGTGCGTTCTTTTGACAGGCCGCCTGCAGCTTCGAGTTCGGTGGCTTTGTCGGCTGCGGTGTTGATGATGCGCAGGTATTTGTCGCCGACGGTGCGGCGGGAGGCGATGACGACGAAGTCGGTGCGGTCGGCGAAGCGTTCGTCTATCAGTTCGTTGAGGACGTCGGTGACGACGGCATCGAGGTTTTTGTAGGCGGCATCGGCGGCCGCTCCGTATTTGACTTCTTTTTTCGCCACTCCGACCTGGCCGCTCTGCCAGCCGAGGACGCGGGTGGGGTTTTCTTCGCGCATTTTTTGCAGCCAGCCTTTGGCGACGTCTTGCAGCAGGGGGTTGGCGGCAAAGTCGCTGTTGTCGGCGCGGGTTTTGCCGTTCATGCCGATGGCAATCAGGCTGAGGGCGACGGATTCGGCAATTTTGGCGTTGATGCGCTTGGCGAAATCGGGTGCCTGGTAAGCCCATGCGTCGATTTCTTCGTAGCGCAGGGCGGTGTCGAAGTTGGTTTGCAGCAGGGTGTATTTTCTGCCGGTGAGGTTGTGGATGCTGCGCGGTTTGCGTTCGACGCCGGGGTCGGCGGTTTTGGCGGTGCTGCCGATGAGGCCGGTGGAGAGGCCGACGAGTTCGCCGACTTGTTCGGTTTTGCCGACGATGCTGATTTTGCCCAAGAGGCCGCTGTTGAGGGCGATTTCGTCGTACATTTTCTGGGCGATGGCGGGCTGGACGGCAAAGCCGTTGCGCACGTCGTCGGCATTGACTTGGTTTGCCTGCGCGATGGCGTCGACGGCGGCGGCAAGGGCGGCGGTGAGGTGGGCGGACTTGGGCATGGGTTTTCCTTTTGATTGGGTTTGCGGTTTCAGACGGCCTTACCAGCCGACGCTGCCTGCTTCGCCGGTCTGTTCGGCGCGCGGCGGGTTGGCGGGCTGCGCTTCGAGGGCATCGAGGCGGGCGAGCAAGGTGGCGAGGGTTTGGCTTTGTTCGTTTTGCGCTTCGATGATTTTGGCGAAGAGTTCGGCGGCCTGTCGGTTGTCGCCGCGCAGGGCGTCGATTTGGGCGGTGTAATCCTGCTGCGGCTGCGGGTCGGTTTCTTGGGTTTGTCCGGCCGCAGGGGCGGGGGCGGGTTGGGTTTTGTCTTTGCCGAAGTATTTGTCGAAGAGTTTGGCAAAGATGCCTTCGGCGCGTTCTTCGTTGATGGTGACAGGTTGGTCTTTTTCTTCGGGCTGAGTGCTGTCGGTCATGGCTTGGCTTTCGCAGTAGGTGGAGAGTCGGATTTTTCGGGCGTCGGCCAGTGCGCGCCCTGCGGTGTAGTTGGCGGTTGTGCCGAGGCTGGCGGGGTCGTCGGTAACGGCGAGGCCGACGAGGTAGGCTTTGCCGGTGTCGGCAAATTCGGGGTCTATTTCCATGCTGGTATAGACTTTTTTGCCTTTGTCCCACAGCTCTTGCAGGGCGGGCAGGACGGACAGGCGGGCGAGCAGGCAGGTTTTGTCGTTGTCGGCAGGCCATGGGGCGGTTTTGAGTTCGAGCACGTCGCCGTAGCCTGCGTAGTCGGGCAGGAAGAAGCGGATGTGTTCTAGGTTGATGCGTGCGCCGTAGATGCTGCGGTTGTAGCTTTCGGCCATTTGGTTGAGGTGTTCGGCGGATATTTTTCGGCCGTCGGCGGTGGCGCCGGAGACGCCGATGATGCGCCAGTCGGTGATGGTGGTTTGGGCGTTGTCGCTCACGTCTGCTCCCACGTTGTCGGATTTTGGGAATGTTTCCACGGGTCGGGGCAGACGGCAAAGGGGCGGCGGTGTTGGGGGGCTTTTTCAGTACCGCCGCAGCGGGGAGGGGGCGGGGTTTCGCGTCATGATTGCGCTTTGTTTTGGACAAGGTGCTTTTTTATGGCCGCTGATTTGGTTTCGGGTGCTCCGTTTGCGGGCAATGTCGATCCGCGCCTGCAGGCGCGCGTTTTGTTTTGGCAGGGCTGGCGGATTTCGGATATTGCGCGACTGCTCGGCTTGAAGCCGACGGTTGTTTATTCGTGGAAGACGCGGGACGGCTGGGAGGGCGGGGAGCCTTTGCAGCGGGTGGCGGCAAGTGCGGAGATGCGGCTGCATTTTTTAATCAATCAGCCGAAGAAGTCGGATGCAGACTATAAGGAGATTAAGCAGCTGACGGGTCTGCTGTCGGGCGGGAGGCCGTCTGAAAGGCCGTCCGAACGGAAGCGGCCGGAGGAATCGGGGCGGGGGTTTGACGATGTGCCGACCATCGACCGGCCGCCGCGCGAGCCGCGCGAACGGGTGCGCAAGGTGGAGAAGGCGCAGCCGAACTGTTTCTCGCCGGAGCAGGTGGCGCGGGCGCAGGAGATTTTCCGCGAGCAGTTGTTCGGTTATCAGGAGGTGTGGCTGAACCAGCGGGTGCGTTTCCGCAATCTGCTGAAAAGCCGTCAGATCGGGGCGACGTTTTTCTTTGCGCGGGAGGCGTTGGTTGACGCGCTTTTGACGGGGAAGAACAAGGTGTTTTTGTCGGCTTCGCGGCGGCAGGCGTTTCAGTTTAAGCAGTATCAGATTGATTTGGCGCAGATGGTGGGCGTAGAGCTGAAGGGGGACAGCATCCGTTTGCACAATGGGGCGGTGCTGTACTTTTTGGGGACGAATTCGCGCACGGCGCAGTCGTATCACGGGGATTTGTATGTGGACGAGTATTTTTGGATTCAGGATTTTGAGGAGCTGACGCGGGTGGCGAAGCCGATGGCGTCGCAGAAGCAGTATCGGATTACTTATTTTTCGACGCCTTCGAGTACTGCTCATCCTGCCTATCCGTTTTGGACGGGCAGCCGTTTCAATGAGGGGCGGCCGAAGGCGGAACATGTGAAATTCGATGTGTCGCACGCGGCTTTGTCGGGTGGGCGTTTGTGTGAGGACGGGCAGTGGCGGCAGATTGTGACGCTGGACGATGCGGAGAAATCGGGCTGCACGCTGTTTGACCGGCGGCAGTTGGAGTTGGAAAACTCGCCTGCGGAGTTTCGCCAGCTCTTTATGTGTGAGTTTGTGGAAGACGGGGACGGGGTGTTTTCGTGGGCGGATTTGAAGCGCTGCCAGGTGGACAGTTGGGAGCTTTGGGGAGATTTTTACAAGCCGCTCGGCCTGCGTCCGGCGGGGGATTTGCCGGTGTGGGTGGGTTATGACCCGGCGTTTTCGGGGGATGCGGCGGGTTTGGTGGTGGTGTTGCCGCCGCGTCATAACGGGGACAAGTTCCGCATTTTGGAACATAAGCTGTTGCGGGGGGATGATTTCGAGCGGCAGGCGGGGGGGGGGGGGGCTCTGCTGGGGGGGGGGAACGGGCGGAAGGGGGGGG